GACAATGCTACGAACAACTGCATTAGTCCCAATACCTGAACCTGTAACTTGCTGGCCTACCGCAATGCCTGTCGTAGATGCCACCACAATTGACTTTGCTCCGGCAGTGCCGGTAGCAGTTGTTGTGTTCTGCGGATATACGGCAAGGCTATATACAGAGAGGAAATCCTCTGGGGCAGACAAGTACTTGTTTGTTGAGGTAATCGTGCCTGTCACGTTCTTTCGCAAGTTAGCTGGCTGCGCAGTGTTATAGATGCGCTGCTCCGCCTGACGTATGAACGTATTCATATTGTCAGTTGGGAAAGAGTTCTCGCAGTAATCGCTTACCTGCGTGACAAGCTGGGTGTAGTTCATGCCATCGGGCCTCTACTCATAAAGCCTTTGGTAGCCGCTCCAGCGCCACGCATTTTGATACCAGTTGTCTTTGTTGCTGGCTGTGCACGGCGACTAATATTTCCAACAGACATATTGACGGTATTGGCATCGCTATGGTCAGGGCCAGAACCGGGATTTTCGGAAGCTTTAACAACTTTACCGGTCATGGTGTGTGGTGTGGCATAGACAGAAGCATCGCCAACTTCTTTACCCATTAATTTTTTGCTAAATGTAGCCATGATTAGCCTCGTTTCTGTGCGGCAATTTTTGCCAAGTTACGACCCATAGACAACATATCGGCATTGGTTTTACCCTTACCTTTACCTTTGCCGCCGTGCATCATTTTAGCAACGGGGCCGCTATCGCCATAGTTTTTACCCTCGGTCTTGCCTTTTTTAGCAATACCATCAGCTGATTTTGTAAATGCCATAATTAACTCCTTAAGATATTGATACTGTACCAACAAATGTTGTTGCCACCAAGTAGTTTGGTGTCAATCCTGCATCAAAAAACCTAGCTCCGCCAACAGGTGACCAACCCCACTGAATGTCCCGTGAACCACCCGATGGATTACCGCTTGCGTTTACACCCGAAGTCACATAAGTTGTGTCCTTGCGAGGGTTACGCAAAGCCTGTGGATCATCCACTGGAAACGTTCCAAGCATTAACTGCGGTTGATCTGGATCCCAACACTCAGGGCAAACCAACAACTCATACTTACGCTGCTTAATAATTTCATTCTTAAGCTTTTTGAGTTTAAACTGCTGGCCGCAGCGATCACATTCAGCAATCGCTATCTTGCCGGATGCGAAACGATTACCCATTATGTGTTACCTATGTACGTCTGACGAGGTACAAACCTAACGGCTGCTTTTTCTCGGTCTTCACCGGCTGCAATCTCAAATGTCTCGTCGTAAATCTGTTTTAACATCTGGATGCGGGGCATCAGCTCAGGTACTTTAACTGCGATGTGATAAGCCAACCCAGCCACCAAACATGGCAGGAAACGGAAGTTCATATCAGATGTTTCCATACCTGCACCCGCATCCTGCACTCGCCTCAAGCGCCAGTACACGAATTGATAGGTGGTGGTGTTATCAGGTGTAGGCCATACAGTAATGGCAGGAAGCTGCGGGACAAAGACTGCTGTGCCATCTGCTTGAGCGGCGGCTGTGGTGTTGTTCTGACCGCGATAAACACCGCCAAGAGTGTTACCTGATATATAGGTATAGTAGATGTCTTCTGAGTTTAAACGAATAAATCCTGCTCCCGCTAACCCAACCACCGTGTTAAGCGTGATCGTTGTTGCCGTGGAGGTGATGGCTCCATCCAAGACCGCATTCGTTGGATTAGTTTGCCCAGAAAGCCTTTGAATCCAAACTTGGATTGGTCTTGCTTGACTGAGTTTGTTTGGGATTGTTGCATAAGTAGAAACACTAATACGAGTGATGGTTAAATCAGCTTGAGTAGAAGATGTATTAGCTCCTGTGCGGATAACGTGTTCTAACAGATCAATAGTATCTGTAGGCAGGGCATACGTAGCCAGACCCGGAGTTAGGTTAATAATACCCTGCTCCATAGTCCACATGTTGATGCCTTTGTTCTGCCACTCAATGGTCATTAGGTTCATAGATCTGCGTGCTGTGCGCAAGTCATAACCTGAACGCATTTCCCGACCCGCACGTTCCCACGCTTCCTCGGCGATCTCCGTGAAGTCCATGTTGAACAGTGTGGTTCCGGTAGTGGTCATCTAAATCCTGCCGTTTTCTTTGCAATCGTTTTAGGTTGGGCTACAAACTGTTTGCCTGATGCCTTGCCAGCACGTTTGGCTTTGGTCGTAGCCGCATACTCTTGAGGAGACAATGACTTAATTGCTGCTTCAGGCAAATACCGCTCACCCGTCTTGCTTGACGGTTTACCAGACTTAGTGCGCCACTTCTGGTCGCCCCAGTCTTTAAGCGATTTCTGAGGAGCTTTCAATCTCTGTATCCTCCGCCAGCTTCTTTGTATTTCTTAGCTACAAGCTGAGCTTTACGAGCCGACCATTGGCCTGCGCCAGTACCGTGGGTTGCTGCGGCTTTTACTTGAGACACAATCCGTTTGCGCAGACTAGGCTTGGTGTAATTACCTGCGGCATTAACCTTTCCGCCTTCAGCGTACTGTGTGAAATCAGTGCTGTCACGGCGGGCTTTCTTCTTCCCACCGGGCATCTTAGAGGGAGATATGGCTCCCATTCCACGGCTTGCCATCATTTTGTTTTACCTTTAGCTTTCTTTGCTAAAAACAATTTATCAACCATCTCAATCCGCTGGGGCTTAGTTGTGACTTTATTGATAATGCCCAAACGCTTGGGCTTGCTCGCTTCATAGAAGCCAGCCTTCTTTAAAGACTTAACTACGCTACCTGCGGATTTTGCGGTTGCCATATCAGCACTTTCCGCCGTAATTCATCTTAATCATTGTGCCCTTAGTTTTACCTTTAGTGGCACAACCATCTGCACGACTAGACGCAGAAGAAACAGAGCCACCTTTAGCAAACTTACTGCCGGGGAAGCTGTTGTCAGGACGATCTGGCGAAAACACTTTTGGCCTTGGCTTTTGCGTAGTTTGTTTTGGAGCAGACCCGGGAGGTGTGTAACGAGGCGCTCTCATGCCGCGAGTGGCGTCAATAGAATCTGCAGCTTCTTGTGCTGCTTTATCAGGAGAATCACCGGCGGTAGGATCTTTGGAAACACGACGCTTTAAACCACGCTCACGGTTTAGATAATCGCGCAAACTCATGCCGGATTCTTCTAATTCTTTCTTAGAAACAACTCGGTTCTTGGGCTTTTCAGATTTAGGAGCTTTTTCATTTTTGGGGCCAGCGCCCATAGATGAAGCAATGTCCATAGCTTCTTGGGAAGCATTTGCTTCTTCTAAAATAGAACCGCCATCTTCATAAAATCTACGTTTCATGTTAGCTCCTTAGCACTTGCCGCCACGTTTCATGGCAATCATTGTTCCTTTGGTTTTGCCTTTAGAAGCAACGCCATCAGGTGTTTTGCCAGTCTTTACAGCGCCCATCTTAGATGCAGCCATACCGCCACCAGCCAGTTTAGTCATAGACGCGCCTTTGTGTAGACGGCCTTCGTGTTTGTTCACGGCCTTCTGCATCATAGACTTGTCCATCTTTACATCTTTGTGAGCCATACCGCCTTTGGCCATCTTGCCTTTGCCGTCAGCAGCAAAGTCAGGAACCATTTTGCCGTTCTTATTGACCATAGTCATGCCGCCGTCTGCGTATCCACCCATGTTCATCTTTTTCATGTCGCCACCTTTAGAAAATTTACGGCCTTTGTCGGCCTCGTTAAACTCTTTACCCACAGACTGTGGGACGCCTGCTTTCTTAGCAAACGCTGGGTTGTTAGCCACCGCCGCCATGAAATTGTGTTGCTTTTTGCTAGTGCTTGGCATTATCTCATCCGGCCCTTAGTCTTGCCACGTTGGGCAATGCCATCAGCGCGTTTAGAAGCGGAGCCAACTTTACCGCCCTTATTAAACTTTTTAGTCCAGCTCACTCCATACCCCTTGCCAACTTTGGCAGGCGATAAAGTGCCTCCAGCTAGGGGCAGGCTTACGGCATCGCGAAGACTTCTGCCAAGTGATGATGGCTCACCAAAGTTTGGTGTACCTTCGCTTCTGGGTGGCGGCGGTGGTGGTGGTGGTGCGGGGTTTCCATTTGACATGATTAGTTATCCTTTTTGAATAAGTTGGTCAATTTTTGCTTCAAGCTTGTTAAAGCGCTGGTCAATGTGATTTGTAATGCGGTCAACTTCTGCTTGAGTAACGTTATCACGGGCAACCTCCTCGCGTGTTTTGTTCAACAAGATACTGATGCGAGCAAGCTCCCTGAACTTTTCGTTCATCATGTAACCAAGCAATCCGATCACTAACGATAGGATTGCTGACCATGCGGTGTTTAAATCTAGCACATCCGACCTTTAGTTTTGCCGCGCTGGGCTATACCATCAGCGCGTTTAGAAGCAGGCACCTTTCCTCCGCGTGAATAATCATCACTCATCATTGGAGTTCTATTGCTACTACTTCGGCGAGGAGAGCCAAAATTTAATTGACCTGTTATTTCCGGCTCTCGTTCTCTTTCTTTGTAATCTTTTGCAGAACGTGAACCAGTAATCCGATCAAAAGTATATTTCTCTTTAGGTTTAGCGCCACCAACACCGCCGCTTGTTGGCGAGGAAGAACCGCCACCACCACCGCCACGATTTGGATCGTATTCGTTAATACTGCGTTTCATAACACTTCCTTAACAGTTCCAAGCTCTAAGAGCTTTATTGATCCGTGAATCTGGATCGTTGGCTGTCTTGGCAGAGGTTAACTTCTTTTTCATGCCACTCATCCTTGCACAGAAGGAGTCGCGCCGTGAGCCGCCTTCCGGCTGGGGAGGCTTCAAATTCATGCCTTGCGCTTTCGCGGAGGCCCGACCCTTGGCGTTCAAGCCGCCCTTCTCGGACTTGCCCTCTTTCCTCTGCCATGCCGGAGACTTAGCCATAGTAAATCTGCACCGAATCAATGTTGGTCATCAGTGCATAAATGCCGTTGACCGCCAGAACACCTTCGCCCGGAATAAACGGTGCATTACTAAAAGTATCAGTGCCGTCTATTTCGTAAGTCATCAGCCACCGACCACCGCCACTTACATACGAAGCCGCAGTAGAAGTAATTGTTCCGGTGTTAATGTCTGTTAGCGTAAATGTATCCGCGCCTGTGCGAGTGATAGTGTAATTTCCATCAGTTGCTGATTGACTTGTATTGCTGTCAAAGTGAATACCAACAACAGCGCCTGTAGACAAGCCGTGAGCAGTCTTTGTCACCGTCACAGTTGTACCAGAGCGAGCATAAGTAACACCAGCCGTTACAGGTACAGAAGCGGTATCAAACAACACTAAAGTGCCATCCGTGCCAGAACCAAAAAACGAAATGCCTTTAACGCGATTTCGTCCAAGAACAAAAAAACCACTTTGGTTTAAATGCCCTTGCTTAACGTCTGTTTGCATCATAATCAATCTCCTTTAAAAATGGGGCCGAAGCCCCTTGGGTTGATTAGGCAGTACGGGTAAACACGTACGCTGTTGCGCTAGAGAACATGATGGTGAAGCGTGCCAAGCCAGTAGCACCGGAAGCCACAGTCAGGTCGCCAAAAGAACCGGCAGTGTCTGCAGCAGCGGTTGACAAGATACCGTTAACAGCTACAGCAATGGTCACGGTGTTTGCACCGCCAGTGTTGTCGATGTACAAGTCCATCACAGTGCCTTTGGTAGCGCCAAGAGCAGCACCAAGCAACGTGCCAGTAGGCAGCGTGATGGTTGTGGCAGCAGCAGAGGTAGATGTGATGTAGCCAGTAGCAACTTCTGCTGCGGTAGCTGTAGCCGTTGCGTTAATAGCGGCGGTTGTGGGGTGATTTTGATCGGTGAAAACCAGATTTGTGGCTGTTACATTTGTAGCAGTCAAGCTAGTTACGCTGGTGGTAGCACCGAATGTAGCGTCAACCGTAACTGCGCCAGTGGTGGCGTTGATAGAAATGTCTTGAAAACCATTTACGGAACGAACTGGGCCGTTAAACGTGGTATTTGCCATGATATGTCCTTACATGCAAGTGAGGGTGTTCTGTCTGCATGTCGTCAGCCGGGACTGTCAGAACACCGGATAACCCCGGATTAACATGTTTATACCACTCTGTTTAAACCAATGCAACAAAAAAGGGGCCGAAGCCCCTTCTTTTTTTTGAACCTATTAGGCTCCGGGTGAACCGAAGATTCCCAAAGGATCAGACACGCCGAAGCTGTAACGCTCACGGGCTTTGTAACGAACGTTACCTGTGTCAA